GATAAGTGAGCCAAGCCCTGCCGGCACAAGGCTCCCGGCGGCTGTGTATAACCTTTTGAGTCTTGAGCTTCGTTCAGCGCCTCTTGACAGTTGCCTTGCCGTCTCTCCTGTAGCCCGCCGCGAATTTTGCAAACATTGACCGTGAACCGTGATTAGCAAAGGCGCCCGTGGCGCCTCCGTTAAATTTGATTACTTTTCAAATCATACGACCCGCTCCGCTTATCAGGCGGCGCGCTTAATCACTCTTTGAACCCTCGGCGGCAGGCTCTTCAGCAGCTCGGGGTTCTGCTCGGTCAGTAGCCTGGCCATGTACGGCAAGGACTGGGTGCGCCTCGCGTGGCCTAGTATGGATATCACTGAGTCGGCCTTGCCCTTCCTGACGGCCCTGCGGTACTTAAACAGGCTGTATTTACGGATAAAACGCTTCGAGCGCCAGGTGCGATAGCCGACAAAGTTCACCCCTCGCCGCACCTTATGAATGGTGACCTTGGAAAACTCCAGGCGCAGCTCACGCCGCAGGAACGCCTCTATCTTTCCCTTGTAGGCCTCGCACTGCTCCCGGGTCAGGTTGAACAGGATGAAGTCGTCCACATAGCGGCAATATAGGCGCACCTTGAGCTGCCGCTTGATGAAGTGATCCACCTGGTTCATGTATATCAGGGCATACATCTGGGACAGCAGATTGCCAATGGGGATGCCCACAGGCTCCGGCATGCTGGCAAAGCTCATCATAACTGCCAATAGGCGCCTGTCCTTGATTTTACGGGCCAGCAGGCGCTCCAGTATGCCGCGATCAATACGGTAGAAGAACTTACGGATATCCAGCTTCATGGTATAGCGCTCGGGATCGCACTGCCGCAATGCGGCCTGGGCGTACTCTGAGGCGCGGTGCGTGCCATAGCCAGGTCGGCAGGCAAAGGATGTATCAATGAAGCTGCGATCGAAGATGGGCCACACCACTCTGTAGATGGCGTGCTGCACCACAATATCACCGAACCAGGGCGCGCATATCTCCCGTTTTTTCGGCTCAAACACATAAAACCGCTTGTACGGGCGTGGCCGGTAGGCTCCGGCGTGCAGCTGCTGATGCAGCCATGCAAGCGCGGCACCCGCACGTACATCAAACCACATGCACGCCGCTTTGCCGCGCTTGCCGGTGCGGGCATCCAGATAGGCCAAATACAGGTTTTCCTCTGAGAAAACAGTGTCAAAAAGGTTTCCGATTCTTTTCATTTTTCGTGTTATTATGGAAGGTTTAACCGCGCTGACGTTCGACGTATCTACCAGAAAGCGCGGGTGAAGGTTGATTTCGCCTTGCGGCGGGACCGCCTATCCCTATGACTCCACACCCCCTGTGGCGGGGTTTTGGGTGAAATCGCAGTCAGGCCGGGCGCACCAATTCGAGTTCGCATTGAGCCGCGAATTGTTCAGATTGCGCGCGAAGGGCCCGGCATTGCCGGCATTGTTGCGGTTGCCGCCAGCGCTGGGCTAAACATTTACGTAGACGGCCCCTTTTGCTCTGCGGACTGCCTCTCTTGCCTTATCCAGCCACCAATCATTCGGCCGAGTTCGTCCACCTGGCGCGACACCGCTTGCCAGCGGTGCGCCTCGCGATTTTTGGCGTCTTCGTCGTCGTGGCGGCCGTCCTTGAAGCGGAAATATCCCAGTTCACAGGCAAGAAACAGCAGCATTCTGAGTTGCTCGTGAGCAATGTCCAGGTTGCTCAGGGTCGTCTTTTTGTGATACCGCTTTTGGCCTTCCACAATAAGCCCATACACGTCATACATCCGCTGGCGAATCTGATTGCACAGCGCGTACTTCTCATGGCGTGGAAAGTGGCTTAAATAGCCGTTTAATAACTTCGCGAGATCGATAAATTTACGAACCATTAACACTTCTGGATTGATTGCCACGTTACACTCTCGGGTTGGAAAGAGGCAGTGCGCTGCCGCGCACCGCCAACAAAGTTACAAGAAATAGGCAGGCCGGGCGCACCAAAACGAGGACGCATGGAGCCGCGAATTGTCCAGAGCGCGCGCGAAGGGCCCGGCACCGCCGGCACTGCGGCGGCCGCCGCCAGCGCCGGGCAGGCGCTCGCCAAAGTTGCGCACGTAAAGTCGGTCACCGCCTATGGTCATGCCGTCCAGCGGGAACAGCGCCAGAGCGCGGGCGATGGCGGGCACAGTCAAACCTGCCTTTGCGGTCAGCAATTTAAACTCCTTGCTGGTCGAGTTGCCGCTGTTGGTGTTGTCGCCAGCGTTGCCCACCATGTTGGTAATGGTGTCGGACAGCACAGGGTCACCGCCGGTGGCCAGGGTGGCGTCATACTTCAGCGTGCCGGCAGTGCCGGGAGCAACCAGGGCGCCGTCACTGGCACGAATGGCGCGCCACAGGCTGGAAGTGCTGGACACATCCTTGGTGTTGTCGGCCGCATCGTTGTTGGGCAGCACCTGGATTTCACCGTCCATCAGGCGCATGCCAGACAGCCACTCCCAGGCGTTGCCGGTAATGTCGGCAATGCCGGTCACCTGGTGGTTGTGTCGCCAGCTCAGCGGGCCAGAGCCGGTGTAGGTAAGGTGATTCCCGCTGCTGTCGCCCGGGGTGCCGGCGTCGGCGCGGCGGCCGGTTTCAAAGGGTGACTCATGGCTGCGGCCATACTGGGTGTTGCCACGCGGTAGGGTGCCGTTCTTGTGCATCCACAGCGCCAGGCCGGCCATGTCCGCCCACGTGGTGTTACTCCAGCCGGGTCCGTTGGCTGACGCATAGGCGCGGGCCTGGTCATGGTTGATGTTGGTGGTCGGAATCACGCCGGGCAGCGACAGCAGCTCACCGTCTTTCAGAATGCCCTGATACTGGCCAATGAAGCGCTCGGACTTCTCTTCGCCATTGACGATAAACATCTCGTGAACACCGTTGCCCAAAGCGGGATCGATATCCTGCTTGAGGAACTTGGGCACCACGTGCATATAGCAGGGGTGACCCTTGGCGGTGTACAGCACGGTCACATGGCCACCGCTGGCGGCCTCCACCTGGGCGCGCAGGTCGTCTTTAATAAAAATCATGGGTTGCTCCTTTTAGGCCTTGGGCCACAGGGTGATTTCAATGGTGTTCGGGTCCAGCTCGACCGGGGTGGATTCCATCACGGTCTCGCCGTCGTTTTCTTCCGACGGCACGGCACTGTCCTCCCAGCGGCGGGCAGGAATGCGCACGTTGGCGGCGAAGGCGCCGGGCGGGTGCAGGCTCAGGGAGCCGCCGGCGCTGAATACATCAATCACCACTTCGCTGTTTTCCTGCAGGGCGGCGCAGTCCAGGGTGATGTCACCCACCTGCAGCAGGGTGCCCAGCGTGGAAATGTCGTGGTGCGGGCCGGGGCCCATCAGTTGAATCATGGCCATGTTTAAACTCCCGTTTTGGTCAGGGTATAGCGAATGCGCACATCGTCGGCGAAGTGCGCCAGTGTCAGTCGAAAGCCGTTGCTGGCCCGGGCGGATACCTGCACCTGGTGCGGTGCCACCACGCCACCGGCAGCGGCCACCACATCCAGGCTCAGCTGCCAGTCGCTTACCGGCAGCTGGGCGGCCAGGGCAACCATGTGCTGGGCCGGACTGTCCAGCATCACCGGGTAATCGGGCTCCAGCCGGCGAATATCGGTCAGGGTCACCTGGGCGAGCTGGGGGTCGGAGCCCTCGGCGGAGTAGGCCGGCACGGTCAGCCGGTACAGTGCCACCGCGCCGGCGGGCACGTCCTGCCCCAGCGGGGTGACGTCAAACTCAGGGCGGTTGCCGTTCAGCCACACGTAGGCCGTGCAGGTCATGGTCTGCGCACTGGTGTTGGCGGGCACCACCGCATCGTTTTCGCGGGCCGGCATGGTGTGCAGCCGGCCACCCAGGAAAAAGCGCCCCTTGGCAATATTCAGGTTGCGGGTGGCCGTGGTGCTTTTGGTTACCGTCATGCCCTGCTGCACGCCCCGGTTTTGCAACACCACTTCCCCCTGCTGAATGCGCATGCCCAGGGTCTTGCGCTGCTCGGCAAAGGCCAGGGCCGACATTTCCATTTGCCGGCGCACTTCAAAGTGCAGCGCTTCCTGGTAATCGGGCTCGGTCGTACCCACCCGGCTGCTGATTTCATCCAGGGCGGCCTTGAGCGATGTTTTGCCACCCCGCGCCTGCACCAGCTCCTGCTCGTTGCCAGTCGTGCGGTCGTCCAGGCTCTTGAAGTTCTTGTCAATTTCCAGATAACGGGTGTTCCACAAATCCGGCACCGCTTCGGGCTCGGTGTTCGGCAGCGGGGTTATCTTGCTGTGAGGTAATGCCATGTCGGCCTCCTGTTAAAAACGCACCTTAATGCTGACGTCATAGGCTTCGTCGCTTTCCTTGATTTTGGCGGCGAAGGTTTTGAATCCCACCGGGTCACCGGCGCTGTCCACCAGCATGGCTTCGCTGATGTAAGCCCCGATCAGCTCGCTTTTTTCGATTCGCCCCTTGGCGGTCACCGAGTAATCATCTTCCTGGGTTACCAGCAGCAACGGTTTGCGCAGCACTTCGTTGCGCAGGCCGGCGGCATTGGGGTCGGCCGGCAACGGCTTCAGGTCGGACCCGTGGCCACCGGTGCCAAAGGCCATGTGAGTAACGGCTGCCGCCTGGCCGCCATGGCGTAGCAGCGTGGCCTTCTTTTTGCGAAACAGGTTCGCGGTAACGGTGTTGCTCATGGAGCCTCCTTGATAATTCGAATTTCGCTTTCAGGGGCGGCCGGCCCGCCCAGTCGCCAGCTGCCGTCGAGCGGAAGGCGCCGGGGTGTGACTTGCGGACCCCCACTGGCGGTGGTGCGCATCAGCGCAAAGCGGCCCAGACGGTTCGCCCAGCTCAGGCGCGGTGCGCGCAGGGGCCGGCCATCCAGATGAAAGTGACCCAGCCGCTGCTCGGCACCCAGGTGCCAGCTGCCGTCCAGCCGCCGGGGCCAGCGCCCCAGGCGGATAATGGCCGGCCTGGTCAGCCGTTCGGGGCTGGCGTACGTCTCGCCATGCACCTGCAGCGTGGACATACTCTCCACATCAATCGGGTTATTACGCCCCAACCTCTGCCCAAAGCGCAGGCCGACGGAGCGAGTGCCGCCCAGCGTCCAGCCGCCATTCAGCCTCATCCAGGGCACCAGCCGGTGCTGCCCAGACAGGCGCGGCGGCGCAGTCTCGCCCTGCTCATGCACCACACTTGTCAGCTCGGAAGCCATCACCAGCTCGGCACTCTTTTGCAGGCGAGTCTCGCCCGCCGCCGAGGCGGCGGCACAGCTTAACCGCCAGGTGCCGTCCAGGTGGCGCTGCGCCAGGCGCGGCGGACCGTATACGGTGGTGATGCTGTAGGCCTGCATCAGCGCCTCGCTCAGCACCCGTTCGGCCCGTAGTCGCCAGCCTGGCTTGCCGCCCCTCAGCTCGCCCAAGGCAAAGGTGCCGAACGGCTGCGGCAATCGCACCGTTTCGCCGTCGCGGCCCAATCGCCAGCGGGCGTCGGGTTCGCTGCTGACCACCCGGCCCGGCCAGGGGTAGCGCATGGCCACTTCCTTGGTCAGTACCGCCTCGCTCTCCATGCGAATGAGCAGCTGAATAACAAAGGCCAGCCAGTACACGAACAGCGGGCGGCTGCGGGCCGGCTTCCATTCATCCACCAGCGCCTTCAGCAATGCCAGGGCGCCGGGCTGGTGCACCTCGGCCAGGTTGGTGCGCACAATAAACTCGGCCCAGTGCTGAATTTGCGGCATGCCCAGCAGGTCGCCCAGCGGGCGAATGGCCACGGCGCCATTCAGTCGCCAGCTGCCGTCCAGATAGTGCGGCGACAGGGCCGCAAACGCCGCCCTCTGCGCCTGCCTGTCTATCAGTTCCACCTCCAGCCCCAGTGGAGCCAGGGCACGCTTCATGGCCCAGGGGGTGCCTTTGTGGCGGTGCAGCTCAATGGACTGCTTAATCAGTTGCCGGCGGGCGTCTTCAGTGTCGGCCGCCGCCCAGCCCTCCAGCCCCATTACATGGAACTGCTCAGCTAGGTGCGGCAGCGCTTCAGGGGTCACCAGATCCACCAGGTAAACCAGCAGCGCCGCCTTATCCAGGCTGCCGAGCCGGTCACTCAGGTCGGCCAGCGCCTTGAAGCGGGGATCACCGGCCAGCACGTTGGCAATGGCATCAGCCATGGGTCACCCCCGCCAGTTGCAGGTGAATGCCGGTACACAGAGCCACGCCCTGCTCGGGCACCGCCAGCAAGGTCGCCGGAGCCGGCAGGTCTACCCGGTACACCCCTGGCACCGACAGCGCCGCCACAAACTGGGACGGCACCACATCCTGCCCCAGCCGGGTGCGCAGCTTCTCCGTCAGCGCCTCGGCCGCTGCCGTGGCGGACGCCAGCACTCGCTCCTGATCACCCTGATAAAACAGCGTTAAGTGCGCGTTCAGGGCATAGTTCGTCACCTCGGGCGCGGCGGTCTCCACGGTATCGGTCAGCGGGCGCACTTTCTCGTCGGAGCAGGTAGCCAGCACAGCAGCCAGCACGGCGGCATCGGGCAGCGCGCCACCGCGCATCAGCGGATGCAGTCGCACCACCCCCGGCTCCGGGTTGGTCACCGCCACATCCACAATGTCGGGATGGGCCGACATGGCATGGTGGCGATACGCCAGCCGGCTGCCCGCCACGGAAAAGCTCTCGGGGGCCAGCATGATGCGCTCACGCAGCCGGTCGTCGGTTTCTTGATCGGCGCCACCACTGGTCACTGTGATATTGGCCAGCGTCGATTCCACCGACAGCTCATCCACCCAGCGGTTCAGCTGTCCCGGCACATAGCCGTTGCCGGCCATGCCCGGCACCACCGCAACCACGGCAAGCTCCACGCTGGTCGCTCCGGCGGGCGCCACCACCGGTTGCTCGGTGGCGAACTGCACCCCGGCCCCGGTCTCGGCACGCCGTCCCGCTTCAATCATCAGGCCGCTGACCAGGGGCGCAGCAAAGCTCACTCGCACCTGAGTGCGGGCCGGGCGGGCCGGCAGCCGGGTCACACCCACCAGCTCGCCCAGATAATCCAGCATGGGAGCCCGGGCAAATCGCACCAGGTTCTGCCGGGCCGCATCGTTAATGGCCGAGCGGGTCAGCGACTCACGATAGGCCCAGAGGTCAATCAGCAGTCGCTCCACCTGCCCCGGGTACAGGGTCTTGCCGGTCATCGCCTCGTAGGAGGCGATCAACTCACGGGTGATCTGCTCCGGGTTGTTATCGATGAATGTCGGCAGCGTCATAGCGGCACCTCGGTATCCTGAATTTGGTCAGCCCAACGCCAGCGCACCCGCAGGCCCAGCTGATGCGGTGCCAGTTGCTCTACCTGCACCCGCTCCAGTGCAATGCGTGGCTCCCAGCGGCTCACCGCTGCTACCGCTTCGCGCACCAGGTGCGGGCGGGCCCGCTCCAGCGGCCAGTCCAGGTAGCGGTGCAGATTGCAGGCAAACTCCGGTCGCAGCGGATCCGCGCCCTGGGGCGTGGTCAGAATGATGCGTATCGACTGGTGGATGTCCGCCAGTTGCTCGACGATGCCGTCAGCGCCGAGCGCCGGTTGCCAGTGGGCAGATTGGATCAGGCTCATGGGGGCCATAATGGCCCCGCCTGCTATGGGAGGGAATTAAAGGGAATTAACCAAAAAAGCGGGATCAACCGGCAAAGACGTCCGGGGAGCCGGCGGCCACGGCTGAGCCGCAGTCCACCGGGTCACCCACCCGGCCCAGCGGCCGGCCATTCACAAACACCGTTGCCGAGCCGGCGGCCAGGCTGCCACCGTGGCACACGGGCACATCGTTGCAGTGGGTTTCCCAGCCATCGCCCTGGCGGTGCGCCGGCCGGCCATTGATAAACACATTTGGCGAACCCGCCACGCTGGCCCTGGGCGGAAAGGCCCCATGGCCGGCACACTGGTCCCCCTGTCTCGTTACTGCTGGCATAACATCCTCCTGCGTTCGTTTTCAGACGTTGATAAACAGCCCATAAATGCCGTTTATTCGTTCAAATCAATTCGCTTGCCGTTGACCCTCACCCCCGAGCTATCCATCACCAGCTCACTGCCATTGGAGTGCAGTCGCAACTGCCCCCGATCCATGTGTAGCTGGCTGTTCCCTACGGTGGCAGCATAGGTGTGCGTGGCCCTGTCATATTCGAAGCTGCTGCCGTCTTTAAAGCGCCGGTGCCACTTGTCCCGGCTGACCACCGGCGGTGCATCCACCTCGGAATACACAGCTCCCAGCACCAGGCCATCTTCCCCGCGCATGTCCAGCAGCACCGCCACCTGCTCGCCCTCGTCGGGCAGCCAATACTCCTTGTCGTCCTGGGCTTTGCCGGCCAGCACCATTAGCCAGCCGGTTTCCAGGTTGTCCAGGTCGGGCACCCGCACCTTCACCCGCACCCGGCGCTCGTCCACCGCCACCACCAGTCCGGTGCGAAAGGTGGCCACCGCTTCCAGCAGGGTCTTATTCATTGCCTGGCTCCCTCTCCTGGACTGATGCCGGAGCCGTGCGCGCCAGGCGCAGCGTCACCCCGTAGCCCTGGTAACGACTCAGCTCATGGCGGGCCTGGTTAATCACATAGCGGCCCGAAAGCCGGCCCCACTCGGCCAACTCCACCATGGCCCCGGCCAGCAGCGCGGGATCGCCCGGCAGGCTCAGCTCCACCCGGGTACGCTCCAGCGCCCGCCGGTCCAGCTCCGCCCGGGCCTGGGCGTCCGCCGCCTGCTGGCTGCCCGCCCGGCGCGACAGCTTCACCTCGTCGGCGCTGCTCGACACCCCTGTTGCCGGCACCAGCTTGGTTTCGCCATTAACGACCGTGGCCATCATCAACTGCTTTTTCTCCGGCCGGTGATACTGAGTGGTTACCTTTGCGGGCACCTCGCCCACCTTATCCATTACCGACCAGGTTGATACGTCCGCCATGGTCAGCCGACGTAACGGCTCGGCGCTGTAATGTGCATCCCGCCGCCAGAACACCAGGTTGGCGCCGTTGTCCATCAGCTTGCAGATGTAACCGTATTCGTCCGCCAGCCGGGTCAGAAACTGCAGATCGCTTTCCTGGTACTGGGTCAGCCGGTCCAGCGGTATGGGGTCAATCTCGCTTTTCAGCTGCACCCCCATGCGCCGGGCCACCTGGGCCACCACCTTGTCCAGGGTGGTCTGCTCATAACCCCGGCTGCGCCGGCTGCGCACCGGCTTGCGAAGCCCTGCCGCCAGAGCGCGAATACGCACCACCGAGGGCGGCCCCGAGCACTCCAGCTCGTCCACGTCGAACTCCCCCATCGGCAGCAGCGCTTCACCCTCATAGCCAAGCGCCAGGGTCAGGGCCGCACCATGCTCGGGATACCAGTCATTCAGCCAGCGGCCATCGGTGTCTTCCAGCTCGACGTTCAGCTCGTCGGCCTCGCCGGACAGGTTATCCACATAGGTCACCCCCAGCACAAAGTCGTTAATGTCGGCGGTAATGTCCTGGCCGTTGTAGCTCAGCCGGTACGCGGGTTGCCAGCTCATCCACGCCTCCAGGGCGGCAGCCCGTGGTTCAGGGTCAGTACCGGGGCCGGCAGCACCGGCACATACAGGGTCACGCCCGAGGGCAGCACCTCGGTCACTGCAACATGAGGGTTGGCATCAATCAGATCGGGCATTTTGCTCACGTCCCGATAGTAGTGCCAGGCCAGCAGATCCCAGCGCTCGCCTTCCCGCGTCACATGGGGCAGATACTGGGTCATGCGGTCACCTCCCGGGTGGCCGCCCTGGCCGCCATGCGGGCCATGGGCTGGGCCAGAGCGTCCAGCCTGCCGGCCATATTGTTGGTGTATATTTCCATCAGCGACAGCGACGACGCCAGGCTGTCTCCGTCCGCCTGCGCCACTATGCTGCGCAAACGTTCACCGTCGGCCGCCAGCGCGCCCAGCCCGGCTGCCGTGGCGGCGGCATCATTGGCCACCCCCGCCACCCCGGAAAACGCTCCCATACCCTCGCCGGCCGCGCTCAGCAGCGGCACGCTTCGCCCCAGCTCGCTTGCCAGCCCCGGCATCCGGGTCAGGGCTGTCAGCGGATCCTGAGCGGCCATGGCCCGCACCGACGACGCCACCCGCAAGGCACCACTGACCATGGTCATGGCGGTCTTGGCGCCGGATATCACGGCAGCCAGGCGACTGCCCAGCACCGGCACACCGCTCAGTAGCCCGCCGGAAAACGGCGAGCCCGCAAAGCCCGGCGGTTGCCGGCGGCGCGGGGTGTCATCAGCCTGCAGCAGGTTAAGCTCCACCGTCACGGCGATTTCGGTGCCGTCCGGGGTGTGATGCTTGCCGGTGATCACCAGTTCGGTGATCACATGGTGCCCCTTATGGTCACCGTTACCCATCACCAGCGCCATGGGCTCATGATCGTCCATCGCCTTTTCCAGGCGGGCCAGTTCCTGCCCGGGGTCACAGAACGAGCGGTGCAGCTGCAGGGTGCCGCGCAGTTCGTCCAGCTTGTCGCCCACAAACTGCAGCTTGGGCTTGCGGCCAATCAGCGGGTGCTCCGCATAGTCCGCCCCCAGCCGCTCTTCCAGAGAGTCAAAGCCGGTCAGCGGAATAAATTCAATCTCTCCCAATACCGCGTACATCAGATATCTCCATAGCGCCGGCGGCGCTGCTCCGACTCATACCGGCGCATCATGCGCTCGAACTCCACAAACGACAGCCGGGTGGCCTCGCTCACCTGCTCGCGCACGGCAGCAGTATCCCGCGCTCCGGTCACCGTAATGGTGGGGGCAAAGGTAATGGTGGCTCCCTGACCGCCCTGACCCGCCGGGGCGGTCTGCTGCCGCTGGGCGGTGGTCAGCCGTTGGGCCAGTGCCGTCCTCTCTGCCACTTCAGGCCGCCCAGCCGGTTGCAGCCGCTGCCGTATCAGCTGGGTCTGCGTCGCCAGGGCGGGCACCGCTGCAGGCTTCAGCTGCTGCCGCACCTGCTGCGCCTGGTTGGCCATGTTTACCGCCAGGGGTTGCGGCAGTGCCGGCTGACCAAAGGCGGTGGTGGTGGCCAGGGCCAGCGCGGCTGCGCTGCCGGTGGCCAGCCCCTGGGAACGCTGCATTCCCATGGCCACGCCCTGGCTGATGTTGTCACCAAAGCCGGCAAACACCCGGCTGGGTGACTTGATGCCCAGGGTGTTGGCGAACCAGCCCTTCACATTGGAACCAAAGCCAACAATGGTCTCCTTGGCCGCCGCCAGCTTGTTCTTGATGCCCTCCACCAGGCCGCCGATCAGGTTGCCGCCGAACTCGCTGAACCGCTTGGGCAGGTCAATCCCAAACCAGCTCATTACCCCGGCAAAGGCGCGGTAGAACAGGCCCAGCGGCGAGAAGTTCACAATCAGCTGGCCAATGCCGCCCAGGCCGCCGCTTACGCCGGCTTTCAGCTCCTGCCAGAGGCCGCCGAACCAGCCGGTAATGCCGGACCAGGCCGAGCGAATGCCCGCCAGCGCGCTGCCAAAGGCCGACTTGATGCCGCCCCACAGGTTGCGAAACCAAGGGCCCAGCGTGTCCCAGTGGCGGTATATCAGATACGCACCGGCCGCAATGGCGGTCACCGCCAGGCCGATGGGGTTCATCAACAGTGCCCGCCCCAGGAACAACACCGCCCGCCCGGCCAAGGTCAGCCCCCTGAGCAAGGTGCCCCCCAGGACTCGCGCCAATCCCAGCGCCCCCATTCCGGCGCGCATCACGCCACCAAACAAAGACACGGCCAGCCACCTTGTCGCCACCCAAGCGCCTCGGCCGACTGCCCCCAAGCGCCCAATCAGCCGGGTAAATATCCCCGCCTGGGCCACCGTCCTCAGCCTCAGCACCCCGGCGGCCAGTTGGTTAAACCGCGTAAACAGCGACACCACCGGCGACGCCAGCAACAGCGCCCCGAAGCGAAACCCCAGCATGGCCACTTTGGCGGTGACCAGGGCGGTGACCACCCCCACCACCCCGGCCACCAGGTTCGGGTGCGCGCTCACCCAGTCGGTCACGGCAGACAGCACCGGCGTTACCACATCCAGCAGCGAGCCCAGCGCAGGCAGCAGCGCGGTGCCCACACCAATGCCCAGCAGGTTCAGTTCGCCCCTGAAGCGCTTGGCTTTTTCCGTGGCCACCTCCATGCGGGCGGCAAAGTCCGCATCCAGGCCGCCCTCACTCGCCGCCGCTTCGGCACCGCGCTGGATATCCGCCATTTCGTCACGGTTGGCAATGGCGGGGCGGATAAACGACATCACCTGCATGTCGGTAAACAGCTCGCCGAGCTTGTAGGCCTCGTTCAGCCGGGCCAGGGCCGCCTCGCGCGCCTTGGTGAAGGCACTGGCGGCCTCCGGGCCCTTTTTGCCCAAATACAGGGTGATGGTTTCCAGCATGGCCTGCATGGGGGTAAAGCCCTGGCTGCGCAGGCTCATCATGCTTTGCTTAATGTCGATCCCGGCATCCGCAAAGCTCTTGAGGGTTTCCGGCGCAAACAGCTTGGACAGGAAGTTCTTGAAGTTGTTGGCCGCCTCGTCGTTGCTGCCGGCTCCCTTGCGCGCCACCTGCAGCGCGGCGCCAATCTCGGCCACCGCTTCGGCACCGCTCACCCCCATGGCGTCGTACATGGGGGCCAGCTGCGGCAACCACTTGGCCATGTCCGCCAGCTCAAACTGACCGCGCTTGCCGGCATAGGCCAGCATGTTCAGCGCGCCTTCAAACCCGCTCTCGGTCACCCCCAGGCTGTCCCGCAGCGACACCGCCACCGCCCCCAGATCGTCCATGCTGGCCCGGGTGGCAGTCGCTGTTTTGGCCAGAATGGGCGCATAGGCCGCCAGCGCCTGGGCGTTATCCATGCCGCCGGCGGTCAGCACCGCCATGCCCTGCAGCACCGCCTCCGTGGTCTGGTTGAACTGGCGCGATGCCGCCCGGGCCGCCTGGCCCACTGCAGCCTCCTCCTGGGCATCGAAACCGCCGGTGATCGCAATGTCGCGCACACTGTCCTGAAAGCGCATGGCCGTGCCCACGCTGGCCACCACCGGCGCCCCCACCGCCAGCGCCTCGCCGGCGGCCTCCATCGCATCGCCGCGCAGGTTGGCCCTGGCCTCGCTCAGCGCCCGCCCCCGGGCCTGACCGGCCGCCGCCAGCCGCTCATGCTTGGCCCGCAACCGATCCACGGCCTGGCCCAGGCCGTCATATTGCCGGCGCAGCGCCGCCACCGCCCGGGAGGGCATCGACAGCGCCCGACTCATCACCGAGCCCAGCCGATCATGCCGGCGGCCTAAGTCATCCGCCGTTCGCCCCAACTGGGAAACGGTGCTGCGGGCACTCCCAAAGGCACGGCGAAAGCCGCTGCCCAGCGCCGCGCCAATGGTGACCCCTACCCGCAAATTCGTTGCCATACGCTCTCCATCCAAACCACAAGGCCCCGGCCGGCAAGCCGGACGGGGCCCTGAATCATGCTTCCCGGCGCTTCAGCTCCCGCTCCGCCGCCTCCACCCAGAACCAGTAGTCCTCCATGTCCAGGGCGTTGATTTCCGACGGCGGCAGGCGCAGCACCAGCAGCAATACCTCATCCAGCGGTTTCAGCTGCGCCTCAGCCGCCCACCATGTCGCGAAAGGCATCACCCAGGGCCTTGTTGTCGGCCACATCGAGCAGGTCCAGGTCTTCAATGGTCAGGCCGGTCATGCGACTGAACAGCATGTCTTCCTGCTCGGCTTCGAGCTTGCTGTACTTGTCGGCGGCCTTGAGGTCACCCCGGGTGGGACGGCGAAGGGTCAGCTCGGTGAGCTTGTCGCCGGTGCCGGTGGTGATGGGGTGTTTAAGAGGCAGTTTCATAACGTCATCCTGAAGGTGGGTTAAACACATAAGGTATGTTCAGGATGCCGGTGTCGGCCGGGGGATGCAGTTAAAGGGCTTCAATAAAAAAGGCCCCGCAGGGCCTGGTAAAGGAGCGGTGATCAGCCGCCGATGTTGGCGCGGTACTGGGCCAACTGGTCAACCCCGCCCACCCGGAAGATGTTGGCCATGTAGTCCAGCTCCAGGATCTCCTCGCCATTCACCATCTGCTTGATGTAAGTGGCACTAAAGGCGGAGGCAAACTCGGCGTTCTCGTGCTGCTTGAAGGTGCCCGCCGGATTTTTCTTGAACATGATGGTCAGCACCGTCACCAGCGGCACCTCTTCAATGCGGCCCTGGGAGCCGTAGCGCTCCAGGTTGGAGCGGCACATCAGCTGCACACTGGCAAAGGGGTTGGCGGTGGTGAGCATCGCCTCCTTGTAGTAGGCGTTCCACTTGATCTCCCCTTCCAGCTTCGAAAAGCCCGAGGGCAGCTCAATCTGGCCCACCATGCCCAGCGCCTTGTGCTCGGCCATGATCGCCTCCACATCCGGCAGCTTCACCTCCTCGGCGCGACCCAGCAGGCTGTTGCCGTTGATGTAGATATTGGCGTTCACCACCCGGTTGATTTCAATTTTTCCAGCCATGACAGCTCCTTACGCCGCTTTCAGGGTCAACAGATACTCCGAGGTGATCTCGGACTCATAGCTCAGGCGCTCCAGGGGCGGCGGCGGCGTGAACTTGTAGCTCAGCAGCAGGCGGCCCGCCGACAGCTCGGTGGCCGGGTTGCGGGCCGGGTCAAACCAGCACTGAAACCCGAGCAGGGCACCGTCGCCAATCAGCTTGCGGCCATAGCCGTTCACCGATTCCGTCAGCGAGTCGATCAGCGCCTGGTTCAGCGGCATATCCATATACTGCAGGCTGAAATAGCGCAGCGACTCGTTGATCACGTCCGCCGTGCGGCGCACGTTCTCGAAGTTGCGCATGTGGGTTACGGTCGGGAACGCCGCCGTGCGGTTGCCCCACAGCCGCAGGCCCGAGCCGAAGCTGTTGAATACCGTGGTAATGCCCACCTCGTTCAGCAGGTTCACCTCCGACTGGGGATCATCCACCCGCGCCGACAGCTTGCGCTCCACCCCGGTAATGCCCAGGATTTCCTGGTTGGAGCTGGACCACCAGAACCCCCGGTCCAGATCCACCTTGGCCCGCAGGCCCGCCGCCCGGGACGACAGCGGCTCCAGCCGCTCACTGTCGGTCTCGGGGTCGTACACCTTCACATGGGGGTAGCACAGCCGCACCCGGTCGGAGCTGGTGTTGAAGTTGATGGTGCCTTCCGGGCCGCGTCCCGCCAGTGCCTGGGCAAAGGTGGTGCCAATGGGCGCATCCACATAGGTCACGGCGCCAAACTGGTCGGCCAGGGCAATCAGCTCGGTGCTCACCGAGTTCTGGGTGCAGTAGCCGGGGGCGATCAGGATTTTGGCGAAAAAGCCGTACAGGTTGTAGCTGTCGTGCAGCGCCTTCATGCCGGTACGGTTGCCCGCCTCGTCCAGCGCGCCGATGATGTCGGCCGCCGTCACCTTGGACGGGTCGGCATGGTCATAATCCGCCTTCACCGCCGCTCCGGCGGCAATGGCCCCACCCTCAAGGCGGGTAAGGGTGCCGCTGGCCGCGTCCAGTTTATAGTCGGTGCCGGCCACATACGTGGTCAGGCCGTCTTCGCTCTTCAGCACCAGGTTCAGCACCGGCGCCTGGGCAAGTTCAGCCTGGCCGGCACTGAAGCTCACCGCCTCGGCGGCCACCGCCGTCTTGTGCACCGCAGGGTCCAGCACGTTCACCACCAGCACGGTGGCGCCGCCGTGGTCGTTAATGGCATCCAGTGCCTGGGGAATGGTGAAGCCCGGCAGCTGACGGCCAAACTGGCCGCTGTCGCGCTCCCCCAGCACCAGGGTCATGCCCACCGGGCCGGCCGGGGCGGTGCCGATCAGCGCAATCACCGCCGACTTCACCGTGTTCCCCGGGCGCGGGCCACGCTCCACTTCAATGGTTTCAACGCCGTGCAAATAGTTAGCGGCCATCGCTCACCTCCTTCTTGGGTTTGGCGGCCTTGGGTGCCGCCACCGGGGTCAGGTGCCCCAGGGCCAGCAGGGTTTTGGTGTAGGGGTGCGCCGCATCCAGCTCCACCTCTTTACCCGGCAGCAGCATCACTTCCTTGCCATCCGCCAGGGTCACGCCCGAGATCGGGCCCTTGTACAGGTACTTCATGACTTGTCCTCGTAATCAACCCGGGTGAGCAGCACCGGGGCTTCGTCGTCGCCCTGCTCCACCAGCAGGGTGCGGGCGTGCAGGTCCAGGGCGTAGTGCCACAACCCCTTCAGCTCACCCACAAAGCTCTCGCGCAGCATGTGCAGGGCCTGACAGTCGGGAGGGCGAAACCCCACCAGCGCCGCCCGGGCCACATCCAGCGCATCCAGCGCCCCGCCCTGGCCGTTCAGCTGCCGCATCACCAGGGTCACACTAATGCGAAAACGCTGCTCCTGGGCCACATACTGGCTGTCCACCGAGTCGCCAAACTGGCTGCCCACATAGCTCAGCAGCAGCGCCCCCCGGGGATGGTTCAGCCGGTACTCACTGGGCTTTTCGGGAAAATACTCCACCTGCAGCTGGGGAATACGCTCCCGCAGCCGCGCCAGAACTGCCTCAAGTCGTGCTCGTGTGCTCGCCATCAGTAACGCTCCAGCAGGTCACGGCCAAAAGTGCGCCGCGCCGTGCGCACCCGCGCCGGGGCCGGCTCGGGCTGCGCCTCGCCCGTAGGCAGCCCCAGCGCCATTTTGCCATCGCGGATCGACTCCTGTGCACGCAACGCTTCCTTATGGCCACGTACCACCGCCTCGGGCAGCTCGGCCCCCTCGGGCCGACGGGCATACAGCCAGTAACGGGCCAATTGCACCGCCAACTGCCGCACCACAGACGGCACCACCGCCAAAGGCAGCACATAACGACTGCGCAAATACGCATCTATCATCTCCTGAGCCTGCACCAGGGCCTCCCCCACCACCGCCTCATTCACGCCCGGGCTGGGCTCGCCAAAGTCGGGCACGGCATCGTTAGACAGTGCCGCCAGGGTCGGCTCCGGCATCGCCAGCAGCAGGTCGGCCAGGGTGCAGTAGCTCATCAGATCCCCCGCACCATGCGGATCAGCTCACCGGGGCCGGTGGCCGCGTCCAGGGCAATGCCCGCCACCTTGCCAGTGGTCTTGGTGATGGCCCGGGCCTCGGCATCCGCCTCCAGTTCATCGCCGGCCGCCAGGGCGGCCCCGGCTTCCACCAGCAACACCCCCAGCACGTTCACCGGGGCCATGTTGCCGGCGGCGGTGTCCGCCTCGGCCACGCCATACGCCTGGGCACCGGCCGCCGCCGGCTGGCCGTTCATGCCCACCAGCCGGCGGGCGGCAATGTCTGCCAAGGCCAGCACCGAATCGGTCAGCACTACCTTCTGGGTCTTGTTCATGCTTTCTCCTTATCGGCCTTGTTCGCCGCCTTGGTTTCGGGCTTGCCGTCCACCGGCTCCGTCTTGGGTTCGGGTTCGCCGCTCACCGGCTCCAGCCAGCGTTTCAGGTGGCCGTGCTCGGCCAGATCAAGGGTGACTTCCTCACCCTCGGCAATACGCTCGCGGCCTATCTGCACGTCAATGCCGCGCACCACATAGGTTTGCTTCGCCATGACTGCTCCTTACGCCAGAATGTCGGTGATCAGGTAGCCGGCATCGGCCCCCACCACCACCGGCTTGTAAATGTCGGTGTGACGCACCCAGCGGATTTTGCCGCCGTTGCCTTCGTACTTATCGGTCTCGGGCATGCCCTTGCGGCGCAGGGTGTAGCCGAACGACGGGTCTTCATAGTTGGCCGGGCTGTTGCCCGCCGGGCGCACATAGGCCAGGGTCAGGCTGTCGGTCCAGATATCCGCCAGGGTGCCATTACCGGCCAGAGCCTCGCCGATATAAATGTTGTCCACCCCGAACAGCACTTTCAGGTGTTCCAGGGTGATCAGCTTGCGCTCATCGCCGCCCAGCTGCGCCTGCAGCTTGGGGTGGAACTTGAGCGCCGCATACACCACGGCCCCCATGGTGATGGTGTTGGGGCGCACGCCAATGCGGGAGCGGATCACTTCCTTGCCGGCTTCCACGTCGGCAATGGGGTCGCCGCCGCCGTTGCTCCACTGGGCCGGGCCCGACAGCGTAACCTTGGCACCACTCAGATAGGTGGCGGGGTTCTGGGCCAGCTGGGCACAGGTCACTTCCCGGCGCAGGTCAATGGCATCCTTCACCCGGCGGGCGGCCGTGGCTTCGGCATCAAACATCGACTCGGCCGACTCGCGGTAGTCCACTGGATAGGCCAGGTCATGCTCGCGCAGCACCACGTCCAGGGTGTCGATATCGCCGGCGGTCATCTGGTTCGACTCGGCACGAATGGCGCGCTCGGTGTCCCACACCTTGAAGGCATCCTTGCCAAAAATCGGCACTATGCCCGCTTCCTTGTCCATGGTGGCCAGGGGAAACAGCGCCTCGCCAATAAACTGGGCGTTGCGGTAACCCCGGGCCAGGCTGGTCAATACCGGATCGACCACCCGCAACTTCTTCAAACGATCAGCCATAACAGCTCCTTACAGTAATTGGCGCACGGCCTGTTCATAGGTAATGTTCTTGCTCTGGGCCAGCTCGGTGGCGCGCAGGTGCAGGCTCAGCCGGTCGGGGTCGGCCTCGGCAAACTCGGCCACACTGGCACCACTCTGGCCGGCAGCTCTGTCCTTGGTCGCCTGCTCGCCAAACTCCACCAGCGGCGGCTGGGCGCTGATCATTCCCCGCAGCACCTGGGTCAGCGGCTGGGCGGCATCGCCCTCGCCGAAGTCCTGGGCATCATTCACGCCCGCCAGCCGGTCCAGCAGCGCCACCACCTGGGCCTGATGCGCGGGCGCCAGGCGAGCCTCGCTCACCATCTGCTCGGCAAAGGCCTGGTGCTCACTGTGCAAGGTCTGTTTACGGGCCTGTTCGCCCTGGGCCTTGAGGGCGGCCAGCTCTTGCTTGAGCCGGGCGTTCTCGGCCGCCAGCTCGGGGTTGTCCTGGGGCATGGGTGCCTCCTGTGTGGGTTGAGGTTCAGGTTGGGGTTTCGAGGCGACCGCCGGCGCCGCCGCAGGTGCAGTAGCAGACGCAGCCTCCTCAGAGAATTCGGCCGGTGCCGGCTCGCGCAGGGCTTCCAGCTCCCAGTCGGGCACCACCCTGTCGGCGGCGTCCTGGCCGAACTGGGCCAGCAGCCAGTCACGCAGCCGCCGCCACATGCCCGCCTGCAAATCCAGCTCGCCAAACTCCACTACCCCCTGCTCGGCCTCGGAAAACTCGGCCTGCTTCAGCCCCTTCACCGCCGGCGGCTGCGCGCCCAGAAAGCCCACATGACGCAGGTAATACACGCCGGGCACCGGGTTGCTGGGGGAATCGGGGGTGTAGAAGCTGGCGGAAATTTTCTTGAACCGGCCGCTGGCCACCAGCTCGGCGAACTCGGCATCCAGTTGCTGGGGCTCGGCGTGCAGGCCATCGGCCCCCACCGTCAGCGACTTGACCCAGCCATAGGCCGGGGCATCGTGGCGGGGATGGCCCACTACCAGGGGCGCTTCGTGCAGGGTCGGATCATAGGCGCTGGCGGTGGCCGCCAGATCGGATTCGGAGAACGCCAGCCGGTCACCGCTCATGGCGGTATGCTGGCCGGGGGTGAAAATATGCAGACTGCTCATGGGCACACCGAATAACGGAACATGCCGCCAGTGTGCCGGGCGGGGCCGGCACCGTCTGTTAAGCGGATTTACTGTTTTGGCGCGGGGTGTTTCCCATTGCGGCGGGAGAACGCCGCGCAAGATGCACCAGAGTGCGTTTAAAAACGCCGTGGCGCGTTTAAGGATTTTTTTTCATGGCATCGTAGCCGAACGCGCACACAGGCCATTACAGCGCGCTTAAGCGCGTGTTTTGCATTACCGCCTGGCGGCGTCCAGCAGGTGGTCGTGGACCAGGGCCAGCAGCTCGCGTTCATCGTCGTCCGACACCCCCATAAAGGGCCGGGCCGGAATGTCGCCCCACAGGTGGGGGAACTGCGCCTTGGTGCCACCGAACTGCTGCATGGCGGCATATTCCTTGTTGGAGCCCACCAGCAATTTGCTGGGGCTGGCCTCGTCGTGGATCTCGGTAGACAGCAGCCGGCTTTCCCCCACCAGTGGCTGCTCGCCGGGCTTGCCCGCCAGGGTTACCGGACTGTTTTCGGCCCAGGGCGTGCCGTCCGGGGCCTCGCCTTCTTCAAACCGGCGCCGGGTGCTGTTCACCAGGTGCTGGCCCATGTCCTCAAATACCGGCTTCAGGTTAACCGCCGCCCGCTCCAGCCGCTTGAGCCCCTGCTCCAGCTCGCGGGTATTGATATTCAGGGTAATCATGACACCTCCTATCGTAACCGCACTGCACCCGCCGGTGGCGGACTATCATCGCGGTGCAATCTGACCTCGGGCAGGCGTAATACCGCCCGGTAACGCACGCCGCCTAACGTGACAAATATCAGCCGCTCAGCCTGCCCCGGCACCTGCCACACCTCACCCTGGGCCACGATATCCGGCAGCCGGCGATAATCCGCCAGCCCTATTTCTGGGTGCCGCTCCCGGTGCGCCGCCAGGCTGCGCTGGGACAGCACCACCACCGGCGAGGCCGAGCCCAGCCAGGCGCGGTCCGCCTCGGCCAGCACCGCCACCGGAAACTCCCCGGCCACCTGGCCGCGCACAAAGCGGCCGAACAGGGGGCTGGCCACCAGCTCAGCCACATGGGCCCGGGCCAGCCCGTGCTCCAGCCGGCCCAGCTTGCCGGCCTGCACCGACAGCGCCGTGGCCGTGGCACCGGCACCGGGGGCGGCGTCCCAGCCCGGCTGAATGCCCTGGGGCACCTTTATCACCTCGCCGGTGGCCCGGTTCACATGCTCCACCAGGGGGCTGGGCGGTGCGCTGTCGGGGCCACTTTTGCCCAGGCGCGTCAGCTCCCGCTCGTTCACCGCCTCGATGATGCACTGGCAGCCAAAGCCGTTGGGTGGGTAATGAGCCGCCCACCAGGGATCATCCGCCCGCAGCACCAGGTTGTGCCAGGCCTTGTGATGGTGCCTCGGGTTTTCCACCGAGCGGTGCACATAGCGCCAGTAGGGCCGGCGGCGCAGCATCTCGGGCCGGGTCAGCTGGGCATAGCGGCCGGCGGCATGGGCGGCGTTTAAGTTGGTGTGAAAAATGACCCGGGTGCGCCAGGCCTCGCCGCCCTTGCTGCCCTCGCCGGTCCAGCCGGTCCAGCCCCGACGCTCCACAATGCGGCCGAATTCCTGGCGAAACCATTGCAGGCTTTTGCCCTCAGCCATGGCCTTGTCGATGGCCCCGCGCAAATCCGCCAGCAGATCCGCCTTCATGGCCCCGGCCACCACAAAGGCCCGGTCGTGGTGCTCGGCCAGCAGGTCGTCATAGGCGGCGGTGGGCAGGTTCAGCTTCTGCCGAAAGAACGCCAGCTGCTCGTTAAACGGTAATCTGAACGCGCCCTGAACATCACTCATTCAGCCACCTCCGCCCGCCCGGCCAGGTGCGCGGCACTGAACGCCAGCGCCATCACCTCGGCCAGTTCGTCAGTGTCCAGCTCCGAGAACTCCGCCAGCAACTGCTGCTGCAGCGCCGGCAGGCTGTCGGCGTTATCCACCAGCCGGGTAATACGATTCAACCAGCTGTCCACCACCGGGGCCGCGTTCTGCTGCAGCTGCGGCAGCAGTTCGTCGGCAGCAGCGGGCTGCTCGTCGGCTTCGGCAAAGTCGGCGGGGGCCGGGCCGGCCACCGGTTGCGCCGGTGCCACTTCCACCTCGTCCTCGGCCAGATCATAGGCACGCATAAAATAGGCTTTGGTCAGCCGGGCACCGGCATTGCTCAGCGCCACGTCCCGCTCCGCCTGCAGCTTGTCCACCTCTTCCTGCTCCCACAGGGCAAAGCGGGGCCGGGCCCCCTCGGCAAAATTCAGCTCGCACACCCAGTCGATCAGCTGGTTCATGGCCTCGGCCACCATGTCGGCGTCCGCGTCGCGAATGTCCTTGGTCACCTCAATGCCGGCCTGGGCGCTGGCCCGGTTGCTGTTGGCCTCGGTGGTCTGGTTCTGGCCCAGCAGGGCAATGCTCACTTCCGACCGGCAAAAGGTCAGCAGCTCCCGGTAGACCTCGGCGCTGCCCACCTTGCCCGCCGCCTCCATAATGTCCACGCTGGCATCGTCGGGGATCACGCCCACCGCGTCCTGCACCATGGCGTCCAGCTTGTCGAGCAGGTCGTCCTGCTCTTTAACACTGGCCGAGCGCGGCTGCTTGCCGATAATCCAGGGCGAGCCGTACTTCTCGGTGAACTGCACCCAGAACTTGAGCCCGCCCTTCTTGAAGGTGGTGGGCCAGAAGCAGCGACTCAAATCCGCCACCCCATAGGGGTTGTCGTAACTCGGCTCCTGGCGCGGCAGCAGGAACTTGCGCGGAGCCAGCAGTTCGCCATGCAGCGGGTCGGCCTTGGTGCGCAGGCGCAGCCGGTTTTCGTCATCAAAGCAGAACCACTCGGGCGGTTTGGCCACCACATCCAGCGGCAGGATCAACCCGTCCCGCCGGCCCCAGATCACCTCCATCGGCTGATAACCGTAAAAGGCGGCGTTCAGCATCTGGGTGATAATGCGCGACACATCCAGCCGGGCCAGCCAGGCTTCCAGCCTGTCCACCACGGCGGCCGGCACCTCGTCCTTTTCCAGACCCCATTCCAGCGCCTTCACCGCGCCCTTGCGCCGGCGCATGCAGCCGCCCACATGGGCGTCGGCCTGCAGCTCGCGGTACACCCGAATGTCCTGACCCAGCGCCTTCAGCACCGGGTCGGGGTTGGGCAGCATCATGCCCATGGCATAAAAATCGGCGCTGCGGGCCCGGGTGGCCAGCTCGCCAAACAGCATCTTTTTCATCCGTAGCCTCGCAGTAATGAATTAACCCGGCGGGAGCGGCGGGAACTGACCGTCACCGGCCCCTTGTTCAGTTCGCGGCTGGCATACCAGGCCAGCGCCACCGCCACCGCCGCGTCACCGTGGCGCTTGCCCTTGTCGGCCCCTTGAGTGCGGGTGTCGGGAATGCGCGGCACCCCCTTGATCACCTGCACCTGGCGCAGGTCGGTCAGCCAGTCGGCATCCCGTGGCAGATCGGCCAGGGTGCCGTCCTCAAACGCCGCCTTCACCGGCGGCATGTGCTCCCGATACCAGGATTCGGTGAGCATCACCTGGGCGATGCGCGACGCGCCATAACGCTGCATGGCCACCTCCGCCAGGTACTGGCCGTTGCCCCTGGCATCAAAGGCCCCGCCCAAAAAGCGCGGCAGCCGGTCGAGCAGGTAAAACACAATCTGCTCCTGCTGGCGGAACGGCACGTTGCGCAGCTCCAGGGCAAAGGGGCAGCGCCGCACCAGATCCTGCTGCTGGGCCAGGGGCACCAGCACGGTGAGGTCGCCGCTGCGGCCAAAGTCCTCGCCCAGAAAGTGGCACTGGTCCGGGTTGAGCCGGGCCAGCAACGGGGAAAGGTGGTCCTCCAGCCAGTCCGCCACGTGGCTGCGGCGCACCTCATCCGACTTCAGCTCAAAGCCGGCGGGGCACTCCAGCCGCAACACCGGCGTGTCGGGCGACATGCGCGACTCCACCAGGGCACGGCTCAGCCAGGCCCCGCCCGAGGCCTTGGGCACGCAATAGTATTCTTCCAGGGCGTCTTCTTCGGTGGCGGTGGCCTTGAGCAGCGCCGCCTTCCAGGCGTCCTCTTTTTCCTGGCTCCAGGTGTCGCCCTTGATCTGGCAAATGCGCCGGTACAGCCCCTGCCCGCAGGCATGGTCCAGGGTGATGGTGTGCACCGAATAATCTTTCTTGCCGGCGCGGCTGTCCTGGATCAGCTCGTTAAACAGGTGTTCAACGCCGTTATGGGTACTGATTAACCGCACCTTGGCACCCCACATGGTGAGGGCCAGGGCTGCCTTGAGCACTTCCGCCAGCCGGTCGTGAAACGCCGCCTCGTCAATGGTCACATTGCCCTGCATGCCCCGCAGGTTGCTGGGGTTGGACGACAGCGCCACCACTTTATAGCCCGACGCGAAGTACACCACAAAGGTGAGAATGTCCTTGTCTTCGTCGACCAGCACTTCTTCCTGGATGTCGCCGGCGGCCCGGTCAAAGGCCTTGGCCCACATGGCCACGGCGTCGATAAACTCCCTGGCCATCTCCTTGTTGCTGCCCACATAGAAGTGGTTGGTGCCGCCGGCGCTGCGGGCCAGGGAGGTGGTGAGCGCCGCGTCCGCCGCCTCGGCCCAGGTCAGGCCGGTACGGCGCGACTTTTCTGCAATCTTCAGCGGTGAGGTATCGGCCACCCAGGCTTTTTGATAGGGCAGCAGCACCTCGCCCGGGTCAAACCCGCTCAGCGCAGACTGGTGACCGGTCATCACGCAATCCCCAAAATCTGCCGCTTGATGTCGGCAGCGGTGTCGGCGGTAATGCCCGCCTGCTTGACGATGGCCTCGGCCGCGTCGGCCGCCTCGGCGGCGATCTGCTTGCGGATTTCCAGCTCGCGCTTCTGGCTCTCGCTGGCGGCCTTCTCCAGCCGCTCCACGCCGATGGCCAATTCTTTAATAAACTTGGGCGGCAGCGGCTCGCCGGACTCGGACATTTTGATCACCGAATCAAACGCCAGGGTGCGCACCATTTCCACCAGCACCCGCGACACCTCCCCTTCCGGCTCGGTGCCCAGCTGGGCAATCCACTGGCGCGACACTTCCCGTGCCTCGCGAATGCGCGATCCCACCTGCTCCATGCTGCTGGCGTAGCGGTTCAGCCCCGACCGGCTCAGCTTGAGATCGTCCGGCAGGCCGTGCTCGTCAATCAGCTGGTTGACCGCCTCGCGAATGTCGGTCTGGGTATGGCGCTTGTCCCGCAGCATGGCGTGCAGGGCGGAGCGAATTTCGTCGGGCAGCAGGTCCACCTTGGACGGCCGCCCCCGGGTGGTGCGGCTTTTGGCGTCGTCGCTCATGCTCACCCCCTGGCCCTGGGCTTTTTCACCCCCGGCACCAGCACCCGCCCCTCGGCCACGTCCTGGCCCCGACCGCTGATGGTGGCCACCATGCACTCGGGCAGGCGGTTAACGGCAATCAGCCCCATCTCCTCCAGCCAGGCCAGGTGCATGCGCACCGCGTCCCGGCTCAGCCGGTGGCCGTAGGTATCCAGGCAGGTTTGCAGCACCGACTCGTTGGCATCGCCGCCGCAGTCCAGCAGGCTGCGCAGCAGCACCAGACGTTGGTCTTCTTCCAAAAGCGTCTTCATCATGCGTTCTTATCCTTCAGCTCGTTCTCCAGCAGCAAATCACTCAGCCGGTCCAGCCGCCTAAGCTCCGGGCGGATGGCCTTGAGATCACCGCGCAGCTCCGACATTTCCAGCTTGAGCGCGCTGATCTCCTGGTGGCTGGGCAGGTCGTCCACCGCCTTTTCCAGGTAATCCATGCGTTGCCGCACCGACGCCAGCTCCCCCTGAAGGAACTCCACGCTCTCGCGCTTGGCGTAGGTTTTGCCCAGCAACATCAGCCCCACCGTGCCCGCCAGGCTGAGCCCGGCAAAAATCGGCGGCCAGTTTTTAATAACGGTGTCCCACACGCACGGCCTCCCGGTGCTCCTTGCCCTGCTGGCACTCCACACAGCGCACCGCTCCCACGCTCAGCACTCGGGCCGGCGGTATGGTGTCGCCGCAGTCCAGGCAGTAGCGGCCGCGTTCGTCTTCGTCGGGCAGCTCCGCCGGCCGGTTCAGGCGGGCGGCAATCAGCCGCTCCCGTTCTTCCGTTTCAAGCCTGCTGGCCCGGTCGAATACATCGCTCATGGCGCCCTCCGCTTGTCACGGCTCGACTTGCTGTAGGGAGCAAAGCCGTCCAGGGTGCGCAGGCCCAGATAGGTGAGCGCCGGCGAGGCCAGAAACGCCGCCAGCTCCCAGCTTGCTCCACCGCCCTTGCCAAAGGCGCCCAGCAGCTCAAAGGCAAACACATAGGCCAGCGCCCCCCAGCAGGAGCCCCGTGCCATGCCCGGGCGGGTGCGGCGGATGTAGGTATCTTCCGCCACGTCGCCCTGGCGAATGGTGGTTTGGGTTTGCTCATGCTCGGCCTGGCGGTCACGCAGCCGGGCCAGCTCCCGCTCGGTCTCAATGCGCAGCGCCTCGTTCTCGGCTTGATACTGAATGCGGGCCAGCTCCAGCTGGTGCTCCGGCGGCAGATCGGTAATGGCATCGCGCAGGCGGCTGGTGCGCTCACCCTCGCTCAGGCCGGCGGCATTGCCCACCTGCTCGGTAAGGGTCGCGATGGTGTCGGCGGTGTCGCCGGCCTTGCCGCCCAGCAGCTTGCCCACCGAGCGCAGCAGGCCCGGGCCGTGTTCAGTGGCCAGCCGGGCAATGCCGGTGGCCGTTGCAATCAGGGATAGCGGTTCCATATTTTTCCTTAACCCGTTGGCACATTTGCAAAATGTCCAGCTCGGTGACGCTATGCCAGCCGCGCCGGTAGTAACTGGCGTGGGTGCCGCAGCACCCGGTGTAATCGGTGGCCGTGGGGAGCGGGCCTCCGTAAAGGCGATGGGCCACCTCCTGGCGCAGCCGGTCGGCCCGACCCACCTTGCGGCTGTGATCCCAGCCCTTGCCCATCAGGCGGCCCGCCGCCCAGGCTGGCCCACCACTTGCCAGCAGGCGTCGGTGAGATCACGCAGCCGGTTGTGCCAGCCCTCGATAAACACGCCCTGGGCGGGCTTGTTACGCAGAATGCGGGCATAGAGCCGGGCGCGGCGCAGGGCCAGCCGGGCGATCAGCCATTCGGGGTCGGCACCCTGCACGGCGGCGCGGGTCTTGGGGCCCACCAGGCCGTCGGGCTTGACCCCGGCCACCTCCTGCAGCAGCTCGATGGCGGTGCGGTAACCGTGCTGCACGGCCGCATCCAGCACCGCCAGCCCCACCCCACTGGGCCACTCGTGGCAATGGGCGGCCCGCCAGTAGTCGCGGTGATACAAAAACACCGCCCGTTCCTGGGTGAGGTGGCGAATGTCTTCATTCGGGTAGGCCCGTTTGGAGATGCCGTGTTTGGTTTCACCGCCCGGATCGTTGGGGTGATTAACGTAACCGCCGTCGGCCCGGAACGAGCCCTCGGCGGCCAGGATAAACACCACCGCATGGCGAAAATCATCACTGTAGGGATGGGCAAAATTGAGTACCGGCATGGTGCTCTCCACTGGTTCACATTGGCTCCAGTGTGCCCGGCAAATCGGGGGGCCGGGAATTAAACCCGGCTAGTAAGTCGAGGGGGGTTTATCAGGGGAGCGTTCAGAACAGCTCGGGCTGGCGGCGCTTGCGCTCCAGAGCGCGCATTCGGGCCAGCGCCTTGTAGACACTGACAAAGCTCATGCGGTGGCGGCGGGCCAGCTCGTCCACGTTGTGGCCGTTGAACTCGTTCCAGATCTGCATGTCGCGCACCGAACGACGCAGTGCATCGCCCCGGGGAATGTACACCTGGCAGCCGCCCAGGTGCTCGCAAATGGCCAGCAGCAGGCCGGGGGCAATGGCCGCACTCACTCCCTGGCGGCCCAGCTCGGCTTTCAGCACGTCATGGAATTCCTTCAGCAGCTCGGGCCAGCGCTCCTGCTCGTCGGGGGCGATGTCGTCCAGGTGGGCAAGAATGGCCGGATCCAGCTGATGGGTGTCGAATAACTCGGTCTGTTCTTCCTGCATGACTTCCCCCTGATCATTTATCCAGTGGACAGTATAAGAAAAATCCCGCCGAGGCGGGAATCCCACTTTATTGAACTACTGTATAAAAACTCAGCTAAACGTCGGCGCGATAGAACAGCTCGCCATATTCATGCAGCCAGCGGCGACGGGTGCGGGCCTCGGCCCGGAACGCCGCCCGGCAGTGCTGCGACTGCCAGAAGAACAGCCGGTCAATGGCCCGGCGACAGCGGCCCCAGCGGGCACTGCCCAACTGTTCTTCCCGCCAGGCCCGGGCCGACAGCGTTTCGTCCGGGTTGCCGCCCAGCAGGGCATTGAGCACCTGATCCAGGGCAATGCCCACCCGGTGCCAGCCATTACGATAGTGAAGTTGCATGGGCGCTCCCTAGCGGTTGACCTTTCTGGCGGTAAGCCGGGCGGCCAGCATGTCGGCCATTTCGTCCGGGCCCGCTTCCCGCATCATGCGGGTAAAAAACAGCTTCGCCTGGGAATAACTGATATGGCCACGCTCCAGCTGACTCATGTAATCTGCAAACTCCTGCCAGTGCTGGCGTTTTTTTTCCTGAGCCGAGGATCTCTGCATGACTGCCTCCAATATTGACCAATTCAATGAACTGACGGCCCGCATTCTGGCCGACCTGTACCGCGCCTTTCCGCTGCCCCGCAACCTGGCCTGTGCCGACTACAACATTACGCCGGTGCTGAACGAACAAGATCAGCTGGACGACGCCAGCCAGTTCTTTATGGCCACGGTGCGCTGGCTGTCGGCATCCGGCTACCTGCGCTACGACCATGAAAACTGCGTGCTGGTGTGGGACGCCGTACTCACCCCCAAGGGGCTGGAGGCGCTGTGCACCGTGCCCGAGGCCCTGGCCGGCCAGCCGCCCCTGGGCGAACGCCTTGGCACCGCCGCCATTGAGGGCAGCAAAACCCTGCTGGCGGAAACCGTAAAGGCGGTGCTGGCCGCCGGCGCGGCGCGCTGGTTTGGCGGCTGACTTCACCCTAGCAAAGCCCCGCCCAACTGCCGTTTAAAGCCCCTTACTAAAGCCCCTCTCAAGGCAAAAAAAAGCCCACCCCATAACAGGGTGGGCAAACTCGCACTGTCAACCGCTCGCAAAAGGCAAAATCAACCGACGCCAAGGCTACCCCAGCCGCCCCGCCCGCCCCAGTAACGCCGGTTAGTGCCGGTGACCGGACATAAAAAAACCCGCGCGAAGCGGGTTTTTGGGGCTAGATATGCAGCTCGGGGTGGCGTAGCTGCTCCAGCAGGGTGGCCTGCTCCTGGCTGAGCCGGTGCATCAGGGTGCTGATGTGGTCGCGGTGTTTGCCGTCCATGGCCGGCTCAGGGGCCAGCAGGTTGGCGATGGCGTCGAAGCAGCATTGCAGCTCGTCCAGCTCGTGCAACACCTGGGCGCGGTACAGGTCCAGTTCGTGGGGGGTGATGTGGCTCATGACTGCTGCTCCTTGTAGGCCCGGACGATGTAGCTGACGGCGGCGGCGCTGCGGCCGGTGCGGCGGGCAATTTCCCGGTGGCCGAGGCCAAGGTCGGCGAGCTGGTACATGTGTGCCTTTTCGTCGTCGGTAATGGGCTCCACCGGCGGGCGGGATTCCCGGGCCGGCCCTTCCAGCAGAGCAATTTTGGCCTTAAGCAGCTCGATGTATTCACTGGCGGTAATGGTGACCGCTTCCGGTGCGGGCGGGGTCTGGGCCTGCTCCTGCATCAGATCGCGCAACTGGAAGAAAGCCTTGACCAGCGTTTTTTTAAATGCCCTGACAATATCGTTGTTGCGCATATAGGTCAGCAGCAGGGTGGCTTGCTGTTCGTTAAGCAGAGCGATCTGCATATCTCCACCGCCATGCTTACCTTCCGGTCTTGGTCGCATTTCAAATGCGACCAAGCCAAACTCTTCCAGATCGGCGCGATGACCGCGAATCAGTTGAAGAATGCTCTTGTGCTGGACTTGGGTCTGCTCGGCGATCACATCCGAGCCGGTGACGGGTTCACCCTGGTGCAGGGTAACAAGGGAATGCTGGGCCATGTTGGCCTCCTTACTGTTTTTTCGAAGTTACCCACAAACCGAGTGGGTGCCGGGAGGTTCGAAACGGCAGTAAGCACCGCGGAGTTATTTCCCCTTGCGGGGTATTGTATTCCTCGCCCTCCCGACGCAACAGATGGTGTTACTCGGGTGTCGCTGTAAAACAGGCATAAAAAAGCCAACGCTGACGGGGCTGGGTATCCGCTTACTAGAGGTTTCGACGCCTCGGGTCGAACTCTATGCCAAGCGGCTCCGCCCCGTCAAGGGCTATTTATCAAACCTTGCGGTGTGCCTACTGGGTCGCGTTTGAAACGCGACCCTTTCTAAACACCCAGTCCACCCGGGTGTAACCGGCAATATTGCCGTTGTTGTTTAGCGGCGGTTGCCCGCCCCGGTCGGCGATGGCCTGCACCATTTCCCGCTGGTGCCAGGCCTTGAGGGCTTCCAGCACCTTGCGGGCCAGGTGGCCGTCCAGCCAGGACACATTGCCCACTCCCACGCCCTGGTTCAGCACCACGGTAATACGGGCACACCAGCGGTTTAGGGCGGTCTCGCTGCTGTCGCGCACAAAGCCGTCCTTGCCCATCTGTATCCACAGCGCCCGGATCTTGTCGGCCTCGGCGGTGCGGGCATAGCCCGAGCGGGGGCTGTATTTGCGTTTGGGCTTAAGGCGTTTGAACCCGGCCCGCTCGCAGGCGGCCAGCACCTGCTCCAGCTCCTTGTCGTTCATGGCGCTGCAGCTGGCCTTGCCGGTGGCCCCTTCCAGCAGGGCACGGTAGGCAATCTCGTCCAGCTTCAGTTCACGCTTGGCCACATGGATCAGCTGTATCAGGCGGTTACGCATCGGCGTCTTCCTCCAGTTCAATCAGCCCCGCCTCCACTAACTTGCCGCTGCGCCATTGCGGGCAGTGGGCATCCAGCCAGGCTTCGGCGGCGGCATCATCGCAGCGGTGGTGCTGTTTTACGTAATCCACAAGTTGCTGCTGGTGGCTCATGGCGCCACCTCGTCATTCAGGGTGATACCCGCCTGGTGCAGCTCGGCCACCAGATCCAGCTTGAGGCGCAGCGCCTCGGTGGCCAGCTGGGGCTTGCCGCCCTGGTTGGCGAGCACGCCAAAATGGGTCAGCTTTTTGATGACCGATTGCTTGGCGCTTGGCGTGAACGCCACGCAGGCCTCACTGAAAATCTGTGTGAGGTGAGTATCCAATTGATGTGTTTGCATATGTTGTCTCCGTAAAGGTGCGGATAACAACCGGGGCCCTGGCTGCTCATCAGTACCCGGCCACCACGCCGGGCAGACGCCCCATTACCACTCGGGGCGTTTCGCTTGTTATTGCTTTGGCTCTCCTTCAATCCGCCAGCGGCTACGGCGGTTATCGGTGCCGCTGTGGGGGTATTCCTCCAGCAGCGTCACTGACCAGCGGCGGAACAGCTTGCCCGCCAGCGCTTCTACCGCCTGGGCCTGGCTGTAGGTGCAGCTGGCCTGCTGGCCGCACACCCGGCCGGTGCGAAAGCTGCCGCCGCTCTCCCTTATCGTGACTTCCAGCGCTTCCAGCCCGGCAGCGGTTTTTTCCATCGCCTCTTCCATCTTGCCCTCCCTTTCATCAGGCCACTGACTGGCGGTTGATCCCCCGCTCCACCCAGCGGCGGGCGTGGCGGCAAAAGTCGGCGCGCAGCTTGCACCACAGCAGATTCTCCAGCTGGCAGGCCCACTGGTAGGCCTGTTCCCAGGCCTCGGCGGCCTGGTAGTAACACTGCTCCCGCTCCAGTTGCGCGGCCTGTTCGGCCAGCTTGCGATACGTGCTCATTCAGTCTTCCTCCGTGCCCAGGGGCGCCGGGGCCAGCCCGGCTATCCATTTGAGGGCGTCGAGCACGCCCTCTTCATAGGTGGCATCCGGGTAGTCGGTGCCGTTCAGGTCAATCCGCATTTCGGCCTGGGTCAGCTGGTCGGCAATGTCGCCCTCGGTCACTTGGGCCAGGAACAGTTCGTTCATCGCCGCCTCCTCACAACTTGGCCGGGTCCAGGGCGATCTGCAGATAGCGGCCGTCGCCCTGGCGTTCGTACATGCGCACATAGGTGCTGGTGCCGTTAACCTGGATGGCGTCGGCAATGGCGTCCATCGCCTCCTTCCATTCCGGGTCGGCAATGTCCAGCTGCCGCAGACTGAGCACCTGGTTTACGTCGATGCGGCCCTGCTTGTTGACCCTAAAAGCATGCTCAATCAATGCCTTCAGCTCACTGCGGGCGCCGTCGCTCCAGCGGGCAATGCACTGGTCGATCAGCGCCTTGGCGGCCTGTATCCGTTCATCGAATACCCGGTGCTCGCCCACCGCACGCACCAGCTTGTAGCGGCCGTCGAAACTGGTCAGCGTCACGTTGCCCTTGGCGCCGCCGTACTCCACCCCGTATTCCTCGGCGGACAAGTCCACAAAGTCGGCAATCTCGGCCATGGCGCCCAGCTTGAAGGCGGCCAGTGCCTCCCGGTGCGCCTTGGCCTTGGTGATGATGCCCAGCACCAGGTCGTCGCGCAGTTTGTCGATGGGGGCGATCCGCTCCTCCGGCACCAGGTGGCCCATGGCGTTCTGGCGAAAACCGGTGGGGATGGTGGTATCAGTGTGTTGCATGCTGCTGTTCCTTCTTGTCTTGCTCATTGGTCAGATTCTTTACGTATGCCACCAGCACCGGCAGGTTCTCGGCCAGGGCCATGGCCTTGTCACCGGCCATCGTGGACCCGTTGGGCTTGAGCACATGGCACTCGGCCCTGAACCCGTACTCGGTTTCGGTGATATCGATGGTCAGCCTTGCCTTGCTCTTGCTCATGCCACAGCTCCTTCTGCTGTTGTTTCTGCCCAGGTCACCACGCACCCGCCCAGGCGGGCGGCCCATACCCGGCGGCGCAGGCCGTTTACGGTTTGGGTGATTTCCACCGCAGCTCCGGCCAGATCCGGGCAGGGCTGGTCGATTTCGATATAGGGCCGGCGCGGGGCGGCCTTTACCGCCCGGGCCATAACCCCACGTTCCGCCAGCCAGCGCACGGCGCGGCGGGCCTGATTGTGCATTGCCACTGTTTGAGCCATGTTCAATTCCCCTTGAATTTGCGTTGCCATAACAGGTCGTTTAAACGCTGGGCCACCTGGCGTAGCTCCCGGCGCAGCAGCTCCACCTGGCGGGCGTTGTCGCCCGCCGCCATGCGCTCGCAATAGTCCAGTTGTTGATCCACCAGGTAGCGGCCCTCCTCCACCGGCTGCACATCAATGCGCTGGGTGGTGGCGGTGCGGCTGAGCTTTGAGTGCGGGCACCCCGCCCGGCAGGCCCGATACAGCCGCACCCGCTGGGGGTTGCTGGCGGTAAAGGGCCGCTTCTGGTTCTCTTCGCACTCGTGCACCGGCAGCCGCCCCAGCACCGGGCAGGCCACGCACTGATCCATGTAGGCCCCTTCCACCCTGGTGCGCAGGGTGTCGGTGTTGCCGGTGTAGCTGCCCTTGAGCACCTGATTCACCATGGCCGCACTCACCCCCAGCTCCTCCGCCACCTTGCGCTGGCTGGTTTCAGCGGTGCGCGCCCTGAGCACGTCCATCCATTCCTTGCTCATGCTTCCTCCCGGTAGGGGTAAAGCTGTGCCCGGCCGGGGGCATACACCCCACTTTGCTGCACCTGGGGCGGCTCGCTTCCCGCGTCCAGGTTCAGCCGGTACACCACCCGCCCTTCTTCCTTGCTCACCACCCGCAGCAGCCGGCTGCGCTCCAGCGCCCGCACATAACTGCGGGTAGTGATCTCCGAGGCCCGGGCCGTGGCGGCCACCTCGGCCACCGTGAACATTCGCAGAATGCGCACGCTGTTCCAGATGCGCTGGTGCACCCGCGGCTGCTTGCGCGGTTGCTTGCGCTTGAACAGCGGCAGCGGACTGGCATCCAGCAGGCGGTAACGGTGGGTGAGCGCGGTGCGTCCCTCCCATACCCGCTCCAGCCGCCCCAGGTGGTTGAGCTGGGTCATAAAGGCCCGCGCCCGCTCACCGGTCATGCCCACCGCCTCGGCCACCTGCTCGGCACTGAAATCACTGCCTCGGTCAAAACACAGGCGCAGGAACTGCCACGCCAGACGACGCTTTGCCATTGCACCTCCTAGCGCAACTTGAACGGTTGGTTACCCCAGTGCGCCAGGGTGACGCAGTCCAGATCGTTGGCCCGGCCCAGGCGCTCGATTTTGTCGAGGCCAATGGCAATGGTGCGCATCTCCCCCTTGGCTTGGCGGCGCAGTTCGTCCAGCAGGTCAACATCAATGGTGACCCCGCCATCCAGCATGGCGTCGGCGGCAATCTGCACGTCTTCCAGATCCGCCGGCTTGAACTCCACCCACTCACTGATGCGGTTAAAGAACTGGCGGCGGGTGCTGATGCGCCGGGCAATCTGATCCATGCCAATCAGCACCACCGGCACCTCGGTGCAGTCGTACAGGTCGCGCACGGTTTCCAGCAGCTTGAGGTCGTCCATCAGGTAGTCGGCCTCGTCAATAAACAGCGGCCGTTCGTGCATGCTCATGTGCTCCAGTACAAAGTCCACCATGCGGGCGGTGCGGGCCATGGGCTGGGCACCCAGCTCACCCATTACCCGGCCCAGCAGGCTGCTGGGAGTGTCGGCCGACAAGGCGCGCACATAGATGCCGTTGACCTGGTTGAACAGGTAGGTGACGGCGGTGGTCTTGCCGTAACCGGTTTCGCCGTGGATGAGCCCGATGCCGGGCACCCCCAGGGAGCGGTTGCACAGGTTGTCGAAGGCGTCTTGCGCCGCCACCACGTTTTTTACTGGTGCCACTACGTTTTTCATCTCATACTCCTGTCTTCTTCTTTTGGTTGACCCGCTCGGGTCGGCTATTGGCGGGACGCTCGCGGTTCTCACCCCAGCTTGCGTCCTGCCATCATTTCTTCTATGCGCTTGGCCCCCAGCACGTTGCGGCGCTTGTAGTCTTCCAACCAGGCGGTTTCCCTGTCGGTCAGTTCACGTTCCAGCGACTGCTGCGCCAGTTGCCTGGCTTTGTCGTGCTCGTTGCGAATAAGCAGCCCTTGCTGTTGCTGCACTTCCTCCTGGCGCTGCTCCAGCAGTTCCCGCTTCATTTGCAGGTGTTGCACCTGGGCCTCGGAATAGCGATTTTCCTCCGGGTTTTTCAGCCGGCTGGCCACGTCGCCCAGGGCACGGATGGCCTCCACCCCATGGTCCCGGTGGCCAACGGGCAGCTCGGCCAGTTTTTTTGCCTGCTCGGTGAAGTGCTCCACCACGTCCTGGTGCAGGTGGTCCACCCCGTAGGCCTTGGCCAGGTCTTTCATGCCCCGGCGGAAGTTGCGCAGCGCCTTGAAGTCTTCTTTTTTCTTCTCCCGGTACTCGGCGGGGCTGACCTCGCGGCCCAGCTGGCTGGCGTCCACCGCCTCCACCCGGTTTTCCATGTCACCCTGGCGGTACACAAAGGCGCGGCCCACGTCGGCCGGATCCAGAAACACCTGCACCCGCTGGCCTTTCCAGTCGTTTTCCAGCAGCTCGGGCGCGGTGTAGCGCAGCCCGCCCAGCTTGATAAAGCCCTTCAGCACCGTGGCCTCGCCGGCAAAGTTGAGCAGCACATCCAGGGCGCCGTCGTCGCTAATGGCGCGGGGCTGGTAGCGGCTTTCCCGGTATTTTTCCGCCGGGGTTTTGCCGTTCATGCCCTCGCCGTCATGGGGCTGCTGGTGGTAATAGGCATCCACCCAGTCATCCAGCAGCTGCTGCAGCTCGCCTTGAGTCATGCGCAGATCAAAGCCTTCCTTCTCGTGCTCGGGCTTGCGCTTTTCTTCCAGCCGCTTGGCGAACTCCATGCGTGCTTCAATCACTTCCCGGTCCGCCACGTTGTGGCCGATGTAGCCCGGCAGCAGCTCAACCAGGCCGTGGCTGAGGGTGCGGAAAAACCGCTCGATAAAGGGCTTTTCCCAGCCGCTGAAGGCGTTGGCCCGGCTCACTTCCAGCCCCAGCAGGTTGTAAATGGCGGTGGTGCGCTTCGACACATAGTCGGAGCCGTTGTCGGTGCGGATTAACCCGCCCTCGTTCACCGTGCCCCAGCTGAGCAGGGTCTTGCGCAGCAGCAGGCAAATGCCCTCGGCACTGGAGGTGGGTGCCACCAGCAGCCGCACCCGCCGGGTGTAGGCGTCGATCACCGCAATAATGCTGTGCCGGCCGGTGGTGAGCATGGCGTCCACCGGGGTGGAGTCGAACTCCCACACGTCGTTGGGCGCCTTCATCCAGGGGTACATCCGCTCCACCGCCGTGCGGTATTTGTCGTTGTACTTTTTCGGGTTGGTGGCAAAGGCAAAGGCCGCCTGGTTGGCATCGAGCCAGCGGGTAAGCCAGCGCCGCAGGCTGGACTGGCTGGGCACCGCCCAGGGCAGGCCGTTCTTGCTCACATACACGCTCAGCAGCCGGTGCAGATGGCTCCACTTGTTCACCAGGTGCGGCTTGGCGGTAACCAGCGCCTTGAGAAAGTCGGCAAGCGCCGGGTTCTCGTCCACCAGGTGCTGGCGGCTGCTTTTGTAGCGGCCGGCCAGCGCCGCCAGCCCCTCGCCTTCCAGGGTTTTTTCCCACCGCCGCAGGCTGGCGACAGACACGGTTTTCACCTGGTCGTACACCTCGGCCGGCAGCTCCAGTTCGCGCCGGTTGTAGGCGGCCACAAACGCCTGTTCGCCCTTCACCAGTTGCCGCACTTCTATATAGGGGGCGCAAAAACGGGCCCTGGCCTGCACGATCAGGGCGCGCACTTCCGCCCGCTCCCGCTTGTGCGGGGCCATGGTGATCAACTGCTTCATGCCCTGGGCCCGTGCTGCCAGATCCGGCCCCGGCGCGGCCAGCTGGGCCATGGCCCGGCCCGCTTTCGCCGCCGGCGAGTCGCTGCCGGCAATGGCCGCCACTTCCAGCTTCGCCAGCGCCTGTTTGGCTTCCAGCGGCAGGCTGGAAAGGTGGTATTCGAGGCCCTTGCCTTGGGCGCGCTTTTGGCTTTTCCATCCCTCGTTATCCGCCTTTTTGCGCACTCCATAGGGAGTGGTAGGCAGTCCAGGCAGGTCGATAAGCTCCTGCGCGGTAAACCATTCCTTATTCATGCTCGCCTCCCATCAGGTTGCAGCCGATGGTCTCCGACAGCGCTTCCACAATGGCCTTGGCATGGGGCCGCTTAGGCTGGCGTCCGGTATCCGGCGCAAACATCTGAATGCAGTGCAGAACGGTGCGGGGGTGGTAGCCATGCGCCAAGGCCCATGACCGGCTGGTCATTCCCTGAGCTCGAAGAGCTGCGTGGATATGGTTGGCATTGTGTATATTCATGACGTATCACCGTGTTAGTATTTCGGGTTAACTGTCTCACTTAGCATCTAGCCGTATGCGACACATGAGACACTCTAGGATCACTTTTAGACGCGAGCAAGTCTTTTTTTACGAGTTTCTTTTCTTATTGTGCGCACCATTGCGCCCTACGAGACATAAAGACTTGCAATTCAATGCTTTACGCCGGATAGCAACTTATGCCAGAGAAAAACAACCCAGTTGCTTTTTGCCCCGAGGGAATAGCAACCTTCCCCGAGCGCCTTAAAGAACTCATAGGTGATGAGTCATTGCGTTCTTTTGGGAAGATGGTTGGGATTTCGGAAGGAGGGCTACGCAAATACCTGCCACCAGGCACGTCTAAACCGACGTTCGACAAGCTCGTGGCCATTGCGCGCTATAAGGGTGTAAACCTGGAATGGTTAGCGACTGGCGAAGGCCCCAAGGAGTCCCTGCCGGATTCCTTCTGGTTTAACAGCGACATAGACACCAAAGCAAAAGAACAGCAGGCCCATATAAGCAAGGCAGCCGACGTCGGTATACAGATGTGGGTTGAAACGGACTGGAGCGACTTGGAACGCAAAGATCAGTTAAGGCGCCAGCGCAACTTTGAAGAAGAGTACGCCCTGATCGAGGGCTACCATGTGGCCGTCAGCACCGGCCATGGCGCTTTTGGCGAAGGGGCCGAGGTCACCCGCCGCCTGGCCTTTCGCCGCCGCTGGCTCAGCTATCGCGGCTTTAAGCCCGAGCAACTCAAGGTGGTGTTCGCCCGGGGTGACTCCATGGAGCCCACCATCAAGGACGGCGACAGCCTGCTGATCAACCTGGCCAGCACCAGTCCCGTCGACGGCAAGATATTCGTGGTTCGCCTGGGCGATCAGCTTTACGCCAAGCGCATTCAAAAGCGCTGGGACGGCGGCATAGAGCTGATTTCAGACAACAAGGAATACAACACCCAGGTTATTCCCGCTGCCGAACTGGAGCACCTGCAGGTAATCGGCCAGGTGGTGTGGATAGGCAAAGACATTAGCTAAGCAGGGGGGCACGGTGATCGACTTTCAGGAAATCGCTATAACAGTGTTTGAAAAACAAGGGGTTAAGCCGTCAGAAGTCACCATGACCATTCCCGGCGACTTTGTTTACATTCACTTGCATACGACCCCGGAACATCCAGGGGAAAGAGTGCTCGGCCTGAATATACGTCTCGATTCAGACCAAGAAGGTAATGGCACCTGGCCTACCAGAACCCTGGTACGCTGGCCAGAACTGACAGACGCCACCGCCCAGGAAGCCCGAGAAATAGCGCGCCTGCTGGCCGCCGCTGCCGAGGTGGCCGCAGCCTTCGACGCCGCCACGGGTGCAGAAGAGGAGGCGTTATCCTATGAAGAGTCTGTGGCTCAGAACCTTGAGCAAGCCGGGCTGAAAGTAGTTCCAAGGTCCGAAGAATAGTCCGTTTCCGGTTCCGACTCCAAGCGACGACGCGAAAGATAACGCAGAAATAAATCCCTTTCATATCAGTGCCATAAATGAAGTCGGAACTGATTTTGTTGAGTCGGAACCCAAGTTCCGACTCCATGGCGACGAATCGGAACCGGATCGATGCGTAATCCGCAGTAAAAAGCGGGGCAAGGTCCGCTTCAGCCGCAGGTCATAACCGCCGTAAACACGCAGCCCGTAGCGCCGCATCGGCCCCATTCCGCACCCCACCGCATCAGCCTGAGTAACGCGCCAAGCCGCATCCAGGCTGGGCTTGTGCGGTTATCCACAAGCCAGATCAAAAAAGGGGCGCACCAAACGCCCCTTAAACACTGAACCCGCCGAATTTATCAAACCAACCGAACCAAACAGCGATTAACGATTTTTATCAAAATACCCGTCACAGCACGCAGCCACCCCCCGAGTTTTGTCAAACTGAGCGACTTTCACCAAATCACCGCCGCACACCGCACCACGCCCCGCAAACCCTCGCCAGTCCTGGATTCCTCCCATGAGATTCCGTGCGATCCAATCTCCTCCCGGATTTATCATTCTCTGTGGTGGGTTACATCTCCAAAAGTGTGTCGCCCGCCTGCCGTTTTTTGCAATCAGCTCCCTCCCCCAGGGCCGGGAGGGGCTTCATCAGGATATTGTTTTGGCCCTTTGGTGAACAACAAGGCCTCAAAACGCAAAAAGCGCCCCGAAGGG